GAAAAAGCCTCAGTTAATTTAACTCCCTCTTCTTGTGCCTTTACTCGTTTTAACTGGTCAGGTAAAAATGTCTTCTGTGATTTACGAGCGTTAATTAACGCCTTCCTCACATCGGACTTAGTCCAATCGTTTCCTTCTACTTCCGTAACAACATCATCAGCTGCGTAATCATCACTTTCAAAAAGAAGATTCTCAGCCCATTCAACAATTCCATCAATCTCCTCAGCCTTTGTTTGTAATTCGTCAATACTATTGAGATTACTAAAAGGATTGTTTTCGACTGGTTTCTTTGCTTTAAGCGGATTATCACCCTCTTGTAGCTTTGCTTCTAACTGTTTGATTTGTGCTTCGGCAGCTTTACGTTTAGCAGTCAATTCACCGAATCGAGCTACTGCACGGCTACCTAGCTTATCAGATAGTTCACGCAAATCCTCCTCGGACATTTCGTCCAGGTCCAACTGTGAAAGAACATCTTCGGATTCAGTTTCCTCAGTTTCAGTAACCTCATCGGTTTCTTCTACCTCAGTCTCTGGCTCTGCTTCATCTCCCTGGGATTCTTCCTGACGCTCTTCAGCTTCTGGTTTCATCTCACCGAGTCTCCGCATTGCGAAATCCGTGACGGATATATTAGTATTTTCCGCTGTGTTTTCTACTGGTTCAGCGTCTCCAGTTTCAATTTCGTCTGTCATAATTTGTCCACTCATTAACGGCGAGCGATGCCGATGAGCGGATTATAACATAGGGTGTTACATATAATCGGAGTAAACCTTTTTTAACTTATCGAAACCAGCCATCTGTATGATTTGGTCATACGTAATGATACGTCCTGATACTTGTTGTATCTGTTCAGTAGGGGACTCATGCAATTCCTGTATGGTCTCCTCACGTAGTTCGTGAATCATTTTGATGAAGCGAGCGAATGACTCGTAGTCATGTAGCTTTTCTATATCGTCTTGGATGTTCATTATAGTCCTTGGGTTTGTACATTACCCATAGCTGCGGGTGCTGTACCTACTCTACCAATCTGAGCGTTCTGTGCTTGTTGCATCTGGAATGTGTACTGCCCCATGTACTTCTCAATACGTGCAGCGAATGCTTGGTCCTGCTGTGCACGAGCACTAACATCGGGTTGCTGTAAGTACTCCTGAATAACTTGCATTGCAATCTGTGCTCCTGAAGGACGAGCTGGCATTTCAATACCAGCAAAGATTTTAGCTAGGTCATCAGTCACATCCTTAACAATCTGTTGCTGTGCATCCTCAACAGGCTGGAGAATTGCATCAGCCATAACAGGGTCAATAGACGCAGCGGCAACGTCCAGAAGAGCGTCAACATTAAGTCTACCATTTGCATTGAGTTGGTTAAGTTGTACGAACTGTTGTAGTTTCTTTTCAACAGTATCTGGGTCGCTGTTCTGAACATCGAAGTTAATCATAATATCGAAGTTCTCATCTGGGTTCCCCTTGTTTAGTACTTGAGGGTCAGGGATTCCAGTTACACGGAAGAATACTTCATCAGGTCCGAAACGCTGGAAGCATTTGAATGCCATGCGAATAACCTCAGCAGTATGACTAAGGAACTTATCAACAAGGAACTGCTTGCGTGTCTGGCTAATCTGTGAGGATTCATCAAGACCAACAAGGCGGTCAGCTAATTCTAGTAATGTTTTCTCCATTTCTACTGAGCCAGTAGGTGCAGGAGGTGCAGGAGCGAAGTCCAAGTCACCCTTACGGCGATACGGAATCATACGACCTGGACCCCAGTCCGTTGGTGCTTGACCAACTGGATGAAGAATCGGAGGTAAAGTAGCTAGGCTGTTGCGGTCAACACGTGAATCACGCTCAACCTTTACTTGATTCTGAATACCACGAAGTACTGAGGGAATAGTCATGGTGTCGTAAAGACGCTTGCTATCCTCTGATAACTTAGTTACAACAACAGGATAATCCTCGTATCCGTTTAGTAATTCAAACTTGGCGTAGCCAGGTGCTAGTTCGTTACCATCGAAGTCCCTGTGGAATACTGTGCAGTAAATACCTTCAGCACCATCCTCTTGGTCAATAAGGCGTTGGTATCCATAACAGATTTCAATTAGCTCCTCAGCTTCGTAAGCACTGTCAGTAAGGCTTATGCTACGGCGACCCTCCTGCTCTCGTTCTATACCATCAATATTAACTCCACGGAATTTTTCAATTACGTAATTAACGAAGTCCTCGTCCCATCCATCGGTGACGACTTTGTTCTCTAGTTCTTGCGGTGTATAGTACGTTCGCCAAAAGCAGTAAGGTGCTCTCTGAGGGTCGGTAACATAAGGGGGGAAGAAGAAGTCACCATCAGGTGCTAGTGTCTTGACATCGGGTGCGTTAACCTGACGGCGTACAACTGGTAGTTCAGCGAATGCTCCCTTCCGTAAATCCTTGAGTGCTTTCTTTGCTCTCTTTTCAGTAACACCTTCAAAGGTATTCTGAAGTAAAAGTACTAGCTCTTCATCAGCCAGCTCAGAATTAATAGCATCAAATACCTCTGGGCTTATCTGTGCAATCTGATTTAAATCCAGTTCCTGTAGGAATCGGCGGTCCTCACGTTGCCATCCAACGTAAGTAATAATAATACCACGCTCCAGCATATAGTTAGCTGCTAGTTCCATCTCACGGTAAAAACGAGGAATATAGCCTGATGTTACCATCCACTTCAGGAATCCTGATACAATACGACTACGTGCTACGTCACTTGCCTCAACTGGGAATGCCTTGACGTTGGCTCGCTTGAGCGATGCCATGAACAATGATACTAGTCTAGTAATGCGTTCATCAATAACATGGCACTCCATGTCGCTTGCTCCATCCCAAGGGAATGCGTCAGCACCGTGCTTGCGGTGGTCACGGCTTTTGCCAGCCCACCAGTTACGGCGGTCATCATAGGATGTTCGGCATAAGTCAAAATAAGAATCAAGCTCAGTGACCGTTGAGTCATAAGCATAACGGAGAGTCTTGATGTCGGGTTCGTCCTGAAGGTAAGTCAAGGACTCAGAAATTGAATCATTCAGCATTGTCAGTATCTAGTCGTTTTTGTATTGATTTGAGTAATCGGATAGGATAACTCGATGATACGCCGATTATATCACATAGCTCACCATTTGTCATGGGTAATGTAGTCTCATGCATTACAGTACGTCTAAGTATCTCCCATGCTGCGAATCTATTAGTCTGTTCCTTGCACCAGTTACGGTCCAGTGTGAGCTTATCGCTTTCCGACATATCTGTAACTTGCTCCATTGATGTCCTCGATGGCTTCATAAGTAATTTCTTTTTTGTTTAGTTTTCCCTGCCACTTGCGAGGGACTAATACATTAATACGTTTCTTTGTTTCTTGGTGAACAACGCTTACGTACTTTGGGTTCGGGCATTCATTCAGTACTTTACCCTTGTAGTGCTTAGGAATGATTTCAGTAATCATAAATGAATCCTCAAGTATCTTGGTTCCTTCTTCGGTTACCCAAGTATTCTTCCCCTTACCTGTTGTGCTACCCTTCGGTAGCTTTTCAGTTGCAATAGTCATTGCTTCTTCAAAGGTAACTTCCTGTTCTTTTGCTATTATTGATAGTTTTTTCTTAGGCATTAGTATCCTCCTTTTGAGCGAGTAGTAACACCCATCTCGTTTGATGCGAAGTAATCAGGACCCATTCCTCCATTGGACATACGCAGGTAACGCAGTATATCAAAGAAGTCCTTGAGTGCCTCATCGGATTTCCCCGCTGAGTTATAGTTAATGATGCTATCAATCAGGTTCTCGCAGTCCTTGTGGACGTAGCAGCGAGGGCGATTGGCTTCATCAATATCATAGTTAGGATTGTAATTGAACCACTCATCCAGAGCAGTACAACCAATCTGTTCTTGCTGACCATCGGACGGAACAAAGTTCATACCGTAGTCATAAAATCTAGTGAACAAATCAACATTGTTCTCATTCTCCTTAGCAAAGAAACGTGAATCCCCGATTCGTTCCATTACATCAATACCTAGGTCCTCCTCAATATCCTTGAAGAGTTCGCAGTAAGCCTCAACATCCAGTCCTAGTTTCTTAGCTGCTGGTCCGTATCTCCATTTGGGGTCACCAAATAAAGCCCATTCCCCATAAGTAGCCCTATCAGGGAACTCTTTTCTAATATATACCTCATCATTCTCCGTGACACCAGCCCACAATGCTACATAATTACGTGCGAATGCGGGGTCAACTACCTGATACCAAGTCATACTATCCTTATCAGGGAATGAGATACCGTGTTTATTTGGCTTATCACTTACAACATTTATCTCAGGTGAGAAGTTCGGGAGCAATGATGTCATTGATTTAGTAGGTAGCCCATAGGCACGTACCATTATCTTGTCATCGCTTTCGTTCTTTAGGTCCTTGGCTATACGTTCGTAACCACCGAAGGGGTTCTCATCGGAATGCAGGTACACAACTCCTGCGTCCCTCTCAGGGCTGTACTGCACAACTGGGACTTCCTTGCCTAGAAGCTTGGCGTGTCGTGTCTCCAGTGTCTCTGAACCTTTGAGGTACTCCGAGACGAACGGAGTGTACCCGTCAATAGGCGTGAAGCCCAGAATCATCTTGGAGTTGCGTGTAGCCAAACGAAATCTAAGCGTATTTACAAGTGCCGCATCACCGAGGTATTCGTCAAGCCAACTCCCTATATTTAAACTACTAGGGTTTTTAAAGCCGAATTCAAAACCCTCCAGGATTGTCTGGTTATTACTGAACTGCGTATAAGTCTTGAAGTCCACACGTGTCCGAGTATCAGGGAAGATAAAGCTACTACCAGTAAAACCATTCTGCATTGAGAAGTTAATATAACCGTCAATACTCTTGGTCTTCTTTCTGAACTCCTTGGGCATCATCTCCCAGATTGCAGCTTGCTGTACCTTTACTGATGTGTCCGCATTCTGACTGAAGCATACTACGTGACCGTCATTGTTGCTGGTTACAGCTTCCATGACCATCTTTGCACATCCTGTAGTCTTACCTGAACGGTTACCCCCGAAGGTAATAACTTCATCGTATTTATCCAGAGCGTCACGCATACGGCTCCAGCCAGGCAGGTCAAAGCCGTACTTGAGTGGGTCCTCCTCAGCAGCCTCTATACGTCCCTCGTGAGCCTTGTGTAACTCAGCCAGTAGCCCTGGGTCAATATCACCTAGTGCTACTATCTCCTCGTCCGTAGGGGGCTTGAGGATTGGGTGCTTAGTAAATTCAATCATTAATCCTTTACACGCTTGCCATTGACTCGGACTATTATCTTTCTGTCCTTGAGCTTCTTGCTCCAGTCAATCTCATCGTGGTTCTTACTCTGCTTCTCAGCATTGTGTCCTGGTCGTGGTGAGCATCCTTTTCCCATATTAGTCCTCGTATAGTGAATCATCGTCTGATACGTCCTCCGCATCATAGTCCCATACCCAGTCATCATCTAGACCACCGCTTTCCATGTCCTCCTTCATTTCACTGATAAGCATCTTACCAATCGGGGCATTGGTGTAGTCATAATAAAAATCACCTGAGTCATCCATTACTATGAAACAGAAGTTCGGGAAGTGCTCGCCAAGTATCGCTCGAACGTCCGCATATATGTTTTCGTGTTCTTCGTCTATCATAAACATTTTAATCCTTTACATCTATTATCTCGGCATCTACCTTCTTCGCATCGGCGATTCTCTTTTTGGCGGCTTCGATTGTTTTCTCGTAATCATCCTGAGTATACACCTTGCGTTCCTCAGTTATGTTAGTTGCCTCACCACGAGCCGTAAGAGCTTCACGAGCCGCATTAGCCTTTGCTATTGATAGCTCCTTTAAGTCCCTGAATGTGACCTCCATCTCTGGGTCATTCTCCATTCTGTCCCGAACCTTGTCAACTAGGTCCTCCTCCAGGCTGGATAGGTTCAGGTAGTTCTTAGCTGCTAGCTTACCGCTTAGGTCCTTGAACTTACCCAGATGGTCAGCGTAATCAGTTACTACACTTATTACCGTAGCCCTGTCAAAGCCGTACTTCTTTACTAAGCGGGTCTGGCTATTGCCTGTGCTGAACAAGTACAGAATCTCAGCTACCTTCTCTGGCTTGTACCGACTTAGGCTCTTCATCTGAAAGGTCTCCTTCTTTTCAGCTACCTGTTTGATAGCCTCGGATATCTCCTTTATTAATTGTTCCTTGTCCTCCATGATTTGTACTGTTGTGACTCAGTCTCATTAAGTCAATACTTATATTATTATTATTGAGACTCCGTCTCATTAAGGAATAAATAATATCATGGGACTTGACGAGTGAAACCCATGTGGTACAATATGTACATCTTAAGATAGCCAAGCCATAAGGGACTAATAAGTTAGCGTAGCGAAATAAAAGGAATCCTAAGATTGACCACGGTTGGACTGACAGCCTTAAGATGGTCGGAGCCCAATAGCCCCTTGAGTGAGGTATTTTTTTAAGGGGTGGTATATGAAACAGGGAAACCGCAAAGTTACGGACTTCCGACCGCCCCCACCCATCTGTTGCGGTTGGCTCTATTGAGACTGAGTCTCATTATCATTGTACGGGCTGTGGACCTGCCAGTATTGAGACTGCGTCTCATTATCATTAGGGCTGTCCTTCTTGCGACCGAGTCTCATCTTAGGGAAAACCCCTAGGTTGTAAGGTTAACAGGTAATGACCTTATTTTATTTCCTTTGAAGGGAAGATGGGTTATTCACCCCACATTATTATATATCACCTCACGTGAGTACTATTGAGACATGTGTCTCATTAAGGGGGGATTTAGGGTTGAGACTGGGGCTGAGTTGGTGCTATGCAATTTTAATGCAACTTGCTATGCAATTTAATGCAACTAAA